TTCTGCTGGCTCCCCTCGCGCTAGAGATCGTCCGACGGGTAGCGCCGTGAGCCTCGACAAAGCTGTCCTGCACGGCAAGGAACACCGAAAGCCGTACCGCAGAAGCCAGCGGTTCGACGTGACGTGCCGCCCGCATGGCTTCGGCCGCGCGCATCCGTGCCCCTACTGTGAAGCCAACCGGCGCCATGCTGACCGTAAGGCTCGAGGGTTGGCCGACATTCTGCTCAAGGAAGCGGGGGTATGACATGGGCAAGGTTCTTTCAGGGATCGCGCTGGGCGTGTGTGGCGCCGTTTTGGCTGGCCTTCTGCTTCATTGGTCCTCTGGTGCCGACGACAGCGCAATCGACAACGCCAGGGCAGCCGCGGCCCGACATGAAGCCCAGGAACGTGATGGTCTGGCCCGAGGACTTGCTGACGCTCTACAGCAAAATCGAAGCCTTGCAGAACGACTCTCTGCTGCTGGCCGAACAGGTGCAGACCTTGCGGTCACAGCTCGAAGACTCGGAGACAATTCAACAGATGCTCTCGGGATCGCTGGCAGACTCCTCGACGCGGCTGGCATCCCTCGCCCAAGCCGCTGAGGCGCGCGCCGCCTTGGATCATAAGGCCATAGACGAAGCCCGGGGCCAGCGCATGGCTTGGGCCGGCGGCGGGTTCCTTGTCGGCGCCGCATTGACCGCCGTCACAGTCTTTATTTTTCACCGTTGACGGACTGGCGGGCACGGTCTATTCTCATCGCGTACCCTCCCGTACATGGTGGCCCTGCAAGGCTGACAACATGCCCGTCGTCCCAGCGGCGGGCTATTTTTTTGTGGAGAGTCTACCCCGGGAGCGATGCGTGACATTCTGAATCAGAACCGGAGCACCGGGGATCTTGGGCCTAAGCCGTTCAAACCGGCCAGGGGTGGCAGGGGGAGTTGGGCATGACTAGTGCTCGACTCCCCATTTTTGTGTCCAAGCAGAGCTGTCGTGGATTGACAGGCGCGCATGGAGGGTAGAAACTTTCCTCGAAACACCAAGGAGGTGAGAATGAAGAAACTCTTCGTTCTGCTCATGGTGGTCCTGGCCTTCGGAGTCCCGTCGCTGCTTGCCAGCGAGGTCGACGACGTCCAGCAGACCGTCATGATTTCCGACCATCAGGCCAAGGCCAGCGCCTTCGCCGACTTCCAGGATCAGACCGCGACCGGCATTCGGAACGGGACCGAATCCGCCATCGTCTCGGACGTCCAGGTTCTGGAGCCGCCCGGCGATACCGTCCGCGCCATCTACGAGAGTTCGCCGACCGCCGACGCCCGCAATACCATGATGATTTCTTCGGGCTACGCCATTCTCGACAGCGAGACCACGGCGATCCCCTGGCGCCCTCTTACCTGACCAGTTTGCGCCCCTCTTCGGAGGGGCTTTTCTTTGCCCTGACGGTCGTTTCATTTTGTTTCAAATTGTTCTTGCACTGTGAAACGAGTTGTGGTAGACTTTCTTCCATGGAGCGCCGAATGGTGCCCCCTAGAAGGAGAGAACGATGAAAGATGTCATTGTGTTCACGATCAAGACCTTGCCTGAGATGGACGGGCTTCCCTGCATGAAGAATCTTGGTGCCATCATCGCCCGCCACGCGCTGGTGACCAAGGGCGAATACACCTACCACGACGCTGACACGAAACAGCCTTACAAGATCGTCTTGACCAAGTAGGCGAGCCACCCCGCCTAACCAGCGGGGCACCAAAACGCGCCATTGCCCGGAAACCGTTAGTCCGGGATGAGAGAAAGCGGGACGGGGATTTTCAAGGAGGGAGCGATGGGAGTGGATATCTACGGTTGGAGCAAGGTTCGACTTGCAGAAGACCAGACCTTTGACGCTGATGGAGAACCGACAGCCGGTGAGAACGCGAACAAAATCTACATCAATGATGATTTTCCAGGACGGTGCACAGAATGGCCCCAAGGAGCAGTTTTGTTCGTCGACGGAGTCTATGAACATTGCTACGGTCGGGCATATTCAGGCTACAGTGCATGGCGTGAGGAACTCGCAAAAATCGCGGGGTATCCGATGACTGATTTTGAGTGGCTCGGCCAGAAACTCAAACGTCACGACGCCGGAGCGTGGCAGGTCACCGAGGGCCCGTTCTGGGAACTCATCAACTTTTCCGACTGCGAGGGCGTCATCGGTACGTCGGTCTGCAAGAAACTGGCCAAGGATTTCCAGGACTTCCAAACCAAGGCTGATGAACACGAAAACGAGTCTTGGCGCGAGGGCTACAAATGCATGCGTCATGCCTTCGAGATAGGTGCAGATGAGGGATTGGTCAGATTCAGCTAACCGGCCCACATCAAAAGTTTCACTTGGAGGTGAACGAGAATGAAGCCTTTCAAGGTCTGGATCGTCAGAGGCAAGATGAAAGAGCATGAGCGTACCGTGTGGGCCGAGGATTCTAACAGAGCCAAGAGGTACTATCGTAACTTCTACTCGATTGGACACCAGGTCGCAAAACTCGGATGTCGTGAAGCCCCTGAGATGAACTACTGAACAACGGCGACCCAGCCCCCAAGCTGGGCCATCACCGCGAGACATTGGCGACAGTGTGGCGCGGCGGCGGAATGCCGAATAGAAGGAGAGACCAATGACCACCCTTTCAATCCAGCCGACAGTCTACCGGTTCACCGAGACCGGCGCGGCGTACTTCCAGGAACTGGGGTACGACTTCATTCCCGATGAGCCAGTCCTCAAGGAAGAGCTTCAGGACGTGGCCCAGACCCATCCCGAGATCCTTGAGGTCGGCACAAAGTTCGTCTTCGCGTTCGGGGATCTGGCGTACCTGTCAGAGCCCTGGTTCGAACTGTGACGGTCCCCATTCACGTCGAAGTGCCGTCACCGTTCACCGTTGAGGTTCGGGACGGCGTGTTCACGCTCTACCGCGACGGTCAGCGTCTGACATCGGTAGGGACGGAGCGGGCCTTGAGGCTCGCTATCAAATTCTACGAGAAAAGATTTAGGAGAACCAATGAAAGCGCACTTTGAAATGACAAGCAGGAACTTGCTTAGCCTTGACGATGACACGGTCGTGTTGTCGGTTATTCTTCAGGATGGTAGGAAGTACGCGATGCCCATTCCACTCAAAGAAGAGATTGACTGCGGGTTTCTCTCCGAAAATCTGAGGAAGGTTATCGACCTTCTCGAGAGTCGGAATATTGGAGACCTTGTCTTCGGTAGGTACCTCGATGGAGTGATTCTTGTTGGCCGCATCGAAGGAATCAAAGAAGGAATCACCACTATCAGGGTCGGGGCGTCAGTTTTCGGGTGCAACGAGACCAAGCCATTTGACATAGCCAAGATAGGCCTCGCCTGGGAACAAATCTGATGCGGGACATCTACGTCAAAACCACGGGTGCCATGGGTGGTCACGCAACCCCGACAGCACCAGCCACGCCGGGCTACCATGCCGCCGGCCCGTGCTTCGTCTACCGCATCCTGGACGTGCCCGAGACCGTTTCCGAGGCCCTGGCGGTCTTCACGTTCAACCAGTGCTCGGTGCTCGGCCATACGGTGCTCTACCGCCAGCTGCAGAAGGGTCAGCCTGTCCGCGGCCAGGGGTTGGCTTGGGACCCGGCCTTGGTTGAGGTGCTGTGATGTTCGTCTGCAAGGATCACGCGCGCCAAGCCGACCATTGGGTTTTCGAGATGCCAATGTCGGTTTCTGGTGGACAGTGCGAAGTATGCGGAACCTGCGGCCCGACCTTTTGCCCCTTGGCGACAGGGGGTAGCGGGGCGAATGCCAGGAGGTTTCCACATTGGAAAAGCAAATGTCGCTGCTCGAGACGGTGAAGGCCGAGCGAGACCGTCTGGCCGCTGAGCAGAAGGCCGCCGAGGAACGCAACGCCGCCGCACTTCGCGAGATCGAAGAGAAGAAAGCCGCGGCTCTGCGCGAGGTCCAGGAAGCCCAGCAGAAGGCCGAGAAGGAGCGTATCGAGGCTGAGCTCGCCGAGACGAAGGTGCGGGCCGACAAACTGGCCGCCGACGCCAAGAAGGCCGAGGAAGAACGGCTGGAACGCGAGAAGCAAGAGGCCTACGAACTCGCCGAGAAGGAACGCCAAGCCGCCGCCGAGGCCGAACGCCAGCGCCTGGCCGAACTCGCTCCCGACAAGGAGAAGGTCGTGGCATGGTGCCGCGCGTCCTGGGAATTCGTGTCGCACGTTCCCACCTTGCGCGATCAGGGACTGCAGGCCGGAGTCGACCAGGTCGCCAAGGCTGTCGACGGTCTTCTCTCGGACCTCAGAATCAAGATGGGCATCGAGAGGTAGCAAGAAACTTGTTTCATCCTCTTGACACCGATTGAAAACCGGTGAAAGGTGGTGAAGCTCCTCGGTCCAGCGGGAGTTTAAAAACGCGGGCTACCGCCGTAAGTGGCACCAATCAAACCAGGTTCTGGAGGGGATATGAGGGTTCGCATCGACGGAATCACCATCGACAGCGTGGATCGTCACGGTCACATTGAGGCCGAGGTCGACTTCTACGACAACGCCGAGGTCATTCAGGAATTCGGCCTGAAGGAATGTGTTTCGGCTCTCGACGCCGACGACATTCTGAACGAGATTGGCTGGGACTCGGTGAAGAAATACTTCGCCGACGAGATCAAGGAATTGGTCGACGAGGCCAAAACCGAGTAGTTTTCAGGGCCGCCATGTTCCAAGGCTGGCGACGCTGACCTGCAGGCCAAGCGTGTGTCGGGTTCAATTCCCGAGCGGTCCAATGTGGGTAGTCGTACAAGGGAGATTCCGGTGAGCGACCCGGGTAGAAGGAGGGACCATGAGCGACAACATCGACCCCGAAGAGGGTCAGACTATCGAAGGGCAGGCCGATCCGGTGCTCGACTTGGACGCAGCGCGGGAATCCAAGGCGGTACAGGTTCACACGCCTGCCGCGGCGCCCGTCATTCAGCCGCCGATGGTCTCCATGACCAGTCAGGAACTCGTGACCTACGCTGTCATGAACGACAAGCTCGACATGCTGGACAGGGTGATCGCGTTGAAGAACGCCGAGGAAGACCGGGCAGCAAAGCTCGAGTTTGACCGGCACTTCGCCGAGATGCAGAAGGACTACGAACCCGTCCGCCGTTCCACCAAGGGACAGTTCGGGGTCTTCGCTGACCTCAACGCCATTCTTGCCGTCTACGGGCCTATTCTGGCCAAGCACGGATTCTCGACCTCATGGGAGGAAGAGGACATTCCCGACAAGCCGGAGTGGAAGCGAATCTGGAATCTGATTTCCGGGCACGGGTACACTAAGCGCGTCAAGTTCGACTGCCCTCCGGCCCCCAAGCTCGGCATGAACGACAAGGGAGAGCAGAAGGGAGCCAACATCATCCAGCTGCAGGGAATCCAGACGAGCTACGGCAAGCGCTACAGCTTCAACTCGAACGCCGGCGTCATCCTGACCGACGAAGACAGAGACGGCGCCACTTTCGAAGACGGCGTGAAGCTGGGCCAGGCCTTCCAGTTGATCCGTGAGGCCACGACGCAGGCCGCGCGCAAGCAGGCATACATGGCCGCCATCCAAGGCGCCGACCTGACCGACCGGGAGAAGGTTCTCATCGCCGAGGAGTCCAAGAAGAAGGCCAAGGAACTCCATGACGCCGGGGTGCGGGAATGATCAACAAACCTAACTGGCATTTCGAGTTAGAGCAAGGGTCCGACGCCTGGAAGGCCTACCGCGCCGGCAAGGTCACGGCCTCCATGGTCAGTGACATCTTTGCCGGAGGCACGGGCAAGAGCCGGGAGAACGCCCTAGCGGTCCTCGTGCGAGAACTCCTGACCGGAAAGCCCGTGGAGTCGTTCTCCAACCACCACACGCAGCGCGGCACCGAAAACGAGCCCATCGGCCGGATGCTCTACGAGGCCTACGCTGGCGACGAGGTGCAGACGGTCGGATTCATCGACCATCCGTTCCTCAAGGGCTACGGGGCCAGCCCTGATGGGTTCCGCGAGGAATCGGGAAAGCTCATCGGGCTCGAGCTCAAGAACAGGTCCGCGGCCATTCACATCCAGGTTCTGGACGGTCGAGAGATTCCCGGGAAAGACATGTTCCAGATGATCGCCCAGATGGACTGCGGGGAATTCGACGCGGTCGACTACGGCAGCTACAACCCCGACTTCCCGGGCAAGATGGCGCTTCACGTAGTCCGGGTCTGGCGCACTGCTGAAGTCGAGAAGCTCATCACCGAGCGCCAGTGGAAGATCAAGGCCTTCATCGACGAGGCCCACGAACAGGTCGACAACCTTCGGAGGAAGTATGGCTGACGCCGATGTACCGTGGGCTGAATACCACGAAGAGCAGCGCCAGCGCGGGCAGGCCGCCAAGGTCAAGAACCTGGCTGTTCTGCGCGCTACTACCCTTCGCTTCGAAGTGAGGAATGACGGCGACATCGTTCTCGTCAGGGTGCCGGGCGCGCCCATCATCGAGTTCTACCCCACGAAGAACAAGTGGAGGACCGACGGTCGGACCATGGTGGGAACCGCGGCGGATCTGGTCGCATGGCTCAAGAGGAGGATATCGCAATGAGTGAAGTACAGCACACGCCGGAGCCGTGGGACGATGGCAGACCGCTTGAGTTTGTGGAAATTATGCGGAATGACGGCGGAAAGGTTGAAATCATCCAGGGATCGAAAATCTGGGCCAATGTCTACAGCCCGAAAACGGAGTTTCGCGCCGCAAGGGCCCGCCGCATCATGGCCTGCGTCAATGCGTGCCGGGGGATTCCGACCAAAGGACTCGAAGAGGCCGCAGAAGAGACGGGAGGCATGCTCGCTGTCATTCACGGCTTCTACGCCGTGCAGAAAGAGCGCGATGGACTCAGGGTCAAGGGTGCCGAGTGGCAACAGATCGCCGCTGACCAGAACAATATGGCCTGTGACCTTGTGATGGAACGCGACAAAGCTCATGCCTTATTGGCCGAAAGCGTGACCATTCTCGAAGCTCTTAGGGAGCTGATGGTCACTCTTTCACCAGACATCGTGCTAGGTGGCTTTGATTCTATAGTTGACAAGATCAAGCAGGCCCTCGCCACCGGCAAAACCATCGACGAACTGCGCGAGGCATACGGCGTGCCGACTACGTGGGAGGCCTGAGATGTTGGCCCGCCTGATCCTCGGCAACGACACCATAGACGCCACCGTCGAGGCCAATCCAGATCCGCCTCGGAACTTGCGC